GAATTACACCGTCACCGCCATCAAGCCGGATGGTAATGGCATGACGCGTTTGATGTTGCAGGAAGTATGACATGGCAAACCATCTGCATAAACAAATCCGCGATGCGCTTAAAACCGCGCTGACAGGGCTGACGACAACAGGTGCCAGGGCGTATGCCAACCGCCTACAGCCGATGACCGATGCAACCTTGCCCGGCTTGCGCATTTTTCTGGATACCGAAGAAGCGCAGGGCGTCACCATCCATCAGCCGCAGGTGCAGGAACGCACCTTGCAAATGGTAGTTGAGTGTTGCGCAAAAGCAGTTAGCGGTCTGGACGATGCGCTGGACCAGATCAGCAAAGAAGTGGAAGTAGCGCTGGCGGCGGGCATCACCATCGGCAGCAAGTCGCTACAAGTTTTTTATGAAGGCATGGAGTTTACGGACGAGCAATCCGATAAGCCGGTCGGCGTCAAGCGGCTGCGTTTCTCGGTGCCCTATACGGCAATGAGCAATGCACCCGACGTTTTAATTTAACAGGAGAGAATCATGGCAAACGCAACCAAGTGGAGCAACATCGCAATCGCAATTCAGTCTGCGATTGCAGCGGCAAAAACAATCACCGGCATCACCAAGGCCAGCCCCGGTGTGGTTACCTCCGTGGCGCACGGCTACACTACCGGCGATTACGTGCTGCTCACCATCCTGGGCATGTCGCAGATCAACTCCATGGTGGCCCGTATCATCGTGCTGACGGTTGATACCTTCTCCCTGGAAGCGATCGATACCACCCTGTTCGACACCTTCACCAGCGGCACCGCGCAGAAATTGACCTTCGGCACCACACTGACAACTGCAGTCAGCATCTCGGCATCGGGCGGCGACTTCAGCTTCATCGATACTACCACCATTCACGACAACGTGAAAAAGCAGATCCCCGGCATCGCTAACCCGGCCACTTTCAGCTTTGAAAATATCTGGGACGTGAGCGATGCAGGGCTGATCGCAATGAAAGCCGCCTCGGATACCCAGGCACAGCTGGCCGTGCGCTTCACTTTTGCCAACAGCCAGAAACTGGTATTCAGCGGCTACATCGGCGCCTCGCTACTGCCCACAGGCGGCGCGCAGGACATCGTCAAGACCTCGGCTGTTATCACGATGTTCGGTAAACCAAACGTGTACTCGACTTAAGCCATGATCAAACTCGTACCCAACCCAACCTTTGAGCAGACCGTCAAGCTCACCGTGCCCGACTTGATCGAGCCAGTAGAGGTCGTAATGCAGTTCAACTATATGACCGCCGCGCAAAGCGCCGAGTGGTTCAAAGCCTCAAGCGACAAAGCCATCGACATTGCGCTGGCCGAAATCGTGATCGGCTGGCACGGCGTGATGGACGATCAGGGCAAGGAAGCGCCGTTTACAAAAGAAGCGCTGCAGCAATTGCTGCTGGCCTACCAGCCCGCTTCGCTGGAAATCGTGCGCGCCTGGCAGCAGGGCCTCACCGAGAGCCGCGTAAAAAACTGAAAAGCGTCGCCCGGGCTTTATACGGCAGCGGCGCGAACCAGACAGAAGACAACGGCATCATCGGCGAGCTCAGCCAAAAGCTGGGTCTGAGCGAGCAAAGCGAAGAGGTGCAATGCTGGACGGATAACTGGCAAGCCTTGCAGGTTTTCTCAGCGCTCTCGACCCAGTGGAATGTCGGCCCGAACGGTGCAGTAGGAATGCGATACGAAGCCTTCCCGATAATTTTTGAAGCCTTCGGTATTAAAAAGAAAGCACGCGCAGAGTTGATGTACCTGCTGCGCATCATGGAAAACGAAGCACTACAGGTCTTCAAGGAAAATGGCTAACGATACAAAAATTGTCATCACCGCCGAGACAGCCAAGGCCGAAGCCGCTTTCCGCACGCTCAACGGCGCTATCGACGGCGTATCCAAAAAAATGTTTGACCTGCAAAGTTTTGCAGGAACCTTAGGTGGCGCTTTAACAGTTACCGCTTTCGCGGGAATGATTAAATCCTCTCTGGATTTACAAGATAATTTAAACAAACTGGCACAAAAAACTGGCACCAGCGTCGAAGCGCTTGCCGGGCTGAAATTTGCCGCTGACCAGAATGGCACTTCGCTGGAATCGGTAGCCAATGCCGCGAAAAAACTCTCCGTCAACATGGCGGAAAATCCGGATGTATTCAAGAAATTTGGTATTGATGCCAAGGATTCTACTGGCGCGTTGGTGCAGCTGGCTGATATCTTCCAGGCCATGCCTGATGGCGTGGAAAAAACCGCGCTTGCTGTGAAACTGATGGGCAAGAACGGCGAGGAAATGATTCCATTCCTCAACCAGGGCGGTGCCGCATTAAAAGAAATGGTAGAGCAAGGTAAAAAACTCTACCCAATCACTGCAGAAAATGCAAAGGCGGCTGAAAAATTTAATGATCAGCTATCGTTGATAAAGGCGCAGTCATCAACCATAGGCATAGCGATTACAAATGAATTGCTGCCAAGCCTCAACAAATTGGCAACAGAATTTTTAGCTGCACGTAATAACGGTCTTAGTTTTGTAGAAAGCCTCAGAGAAATTGGATTACGCTCACCCAGTAATTCAATCCGCGAAAATATTAAAAATATTGACAGTGAAATTGCAGCCATTGAAAAATGGCTACTCGTAAATAACCGGGCAACTGATTCTGTAAAAGAATCTCAAAGAGCAGATATTGAACGGAAGAAAAAGGCGCGTGAATATTATCTCGAACTTGAGCGTAATGCTGCACTGGAAGGTTCAAAATCAACAGCAGATTACCGTCTTGAAGGTGGGAATACTGCACCTATCGTCAGCTCGGAAACTGGTAAGAAGCTTTACAGTGCCCTCAAGCCTAAAACAGATGCCGTAGGAAAAACCGAAAACACCGGCGTACAAGTCCTGCTCGGTCTGGAAAAAGACTACCAGAACGAACTCGCCAAGCGTGTCGATGCCCTCAATGCACCGCTGCTTTCCGCCAGCGAACGCAAGCTGTCAGATGATATGCGCAGCGTCAGCAAGCGTGCGCAGGATTCCCGCGTCGAGCTGGAAAAATTGAATATTTCCGGTACGCTCAGTCTGGAAAACTACCACGCCCGCATACAGGATGTCACCCGCGATGAGATCGCACAACGCGCCGCTATCGTCGAGCTGGCAGCCGAGCAGGACAAGCTGAATGCCTCCTTTGAATACGGCGCGCAGGTGGCCTTGCGCGGCTATCTGGATGAAGTGGCGAACATGGCCAACCAGTCCGAGACGCTGATGAAAAACGCCTTCAAGGGCATGGAAGATGCGCTGGTGAGCTTCGTCAAAACCGGCAAGCTGGATTTTAGCTCGCTAGCCGATTCCATTATCAGCGACCTGATCCGCATCCAGATCCGCGCCAGCATCACCGGCCCGCTGGCAGGTATATTGGCCAGCTTTGGAAGTAAAACATATAGCGGCGGGGCAGATGGTTACACTTTGCCGAGCGGGGAATCTACGATGTCGGCAAATGGAAACGTATTTTCTGGTCGAGGAATCTCCGCATATTCAAATCAGATCGTAACAAAGCCGACGAATTTTTTTGCAAATGGTGGGAATGTTATGGGTGAGGCAGGCCCCGAGGCCATCATGCCGCTCAAGCGCGATTCATCAGGCCGGCTGGGCGTGCGCGCCTCTGGCGGCAGCAGCCTGGTGTACTCACCCACTGTCAATATCGATAGCCGCACCGACCGTGCCGAGGTACAGCGTCTGGTAGATAGCTCAATCCAGCAAGGCCATGCCGTGCTGGTGGATAAATTGCAGCGGCAAGGGGTGCTGTAATGTCGATTATTACCCTGCCTTCAACCCTGCGCATCGCCAGCATGACCTGGGAGCAGCGGCGTAACGACATGGAGTTTCGCTCCGTATTCGGCGCGCAGGCGATGGAAATATCCGGCCCGCTATGGGAAGTCTCTCTTATGGCCACAGCCTATCTGGAAGCTGAAGCAAACGCGTGGAAAGCCCTGCTCATGCTGTTGCGCGGGCGCACCAACCAGCTCGCAGTGTATGACCAAAGCAGGCCAATGCCGCTCGGCACCATGCGCGGCACCATGACGCTGAATACCGCCGCCGCACAGGGCGATACCTCGCTGAATATTGTCGCCGCCGGGCAGAATGGATTGACCCTGCTGCAGGGCGACCTGCTCGGCTTCGGCACCGGTCTGACGCAGCAATTGGTGATGGTAGTGGCCGACGCTACCTCAAATGGCTCCGGTGTGATTACGGTGACGGTAGAGCCGCCCGTGCGCAATGCCATCACCATCGGCTCACCGGTAACCTGGAATATGCCCACCGCGCTATTCCGCCGGCAGGATTCAAAATCCTCATGGAAATATTCGCCAAATAAAGTGGTGGAAGGCTTCAGTCTCACCCTGCTGGAAGACCCAAGGCCATGACGCTCAGCGCACCACAGCAAGCCGAACTTGAAAAGCCGGTCACCCGCTACGTGTATTTTGTCGAGCTGCATTTTGTCAGCGGCATCATCCGCGTATG